TCAGACATTTCTCCGAGGTTTCCCTTTTACCAATAAGACAGTATACTCTTCAAACAAACCGTCTATATGCCTTAGTTCTTCTCCATCCGAAACAATAGAAACATAAGTATCAAAGTCGGCAGAAGGTCCTGATACCTTGATCTTGTTCGGGAAGAACATACTGGAATGCTTAAATGATGCATCTAATAAAGCTGTGTTTTTCAAGAAAGAAGACGGGAATTGAGATAATATTGTACTCGAATATTGATTTCTTTTATCTAAATCGCCAATAAAAGAATCTCCGAATTCTTTAGGATCAAATAGCTGCCTATTTGAGTCTACCAAACTTACTTTCAATGCGTTTAAAAGATTTAGTCTTTCTTCCATATTCGGGAAGTTCGTATTGATAAAAGAAGAAGCTTGATCGTAGAAACGTTTCGTTACTATCTTGGTGTTTTTATCTTCCGAAAAACCAAGGAAATCTTTGAAAAAATATGTTGCGGGAAGTGCTTCTGACGTATTGAATTGTTCGTCAAACAAGAAACAAGTAAAAAGATCGTTAGGATCAATAGATTGCACTTCATTAGGCTTCTCTTCCATTAGCCCTACTTTGTAAAATTTTTGTGCCGGTGATAAAAAGACTTCTTTCAAAACCGATATAACACCTGTTACCTTGTCCTTTAGTAAAGCCTCTTGCAGATCCGCTTTTATTGCAATATATACCGAAGTTTGTTTTACCCGATTTACGCCTTCTATAAACAGGAAATAACCACCCGGTATTTTCTTTTGATTTTGAGATTTTGCTAATAGACCAGCCAATTGCTTCGAATTTTCAATAAAGACATTGTTTTCTTGCAATTTTAGGTCCTTACACAAATCATAAAAAGAACCCGGAGCTATATTAGCAACATTCATCTCAAAGCACCTGGTTCTTTTACCAAATGCTATATTTAACCTGTCTTTTAATGTCTTAATGACATCATCGTCCAATACGACTAAGCTGTCAACACAACTTGGCATAGCATCAGATTGATTTGTTTTTCTAAGAATCTCATGCATTATAACTCTTTTGAAGTCAATTAACTCAATGTTTATCATGATATAATATTTATGTATTTCAAAATAATCTGTGCATACTTCCTAACACCGCATAAACCTTGCGGATCATTTCAACGGGAATCTCTTGTTCGGCATATTCCGGATTTTTGTTAGTGGGGATCAGTCGAACAAATCCGTCACGATCTGCCATTCGGATACGCTTGACCGTGCGATAATCTTCCGTGATAATACCATAAATTTCACCAGCAGGAAGGTATTCGATGGGTGAATGCATCTCCTTCATGGCGATGAAGTCACCATTGTTTAGTTCTGGTTCCATACTATGCCCGGTAATATTACACCAAACAACTCCTTCTCTGTTGTAGGGCGGAAAATTGATGTAATAATCCGGATTGCGAGTCTGGTCGTTCAGAACCAAATCAAAACCACCAATAAAATCCACATTATAATAAGGAGCTCCTTTATATTCATAATTGACTTCAGGCAAAACCTCCTCTTTTTCCGCTTCCTTGTCGCCCATCAGCGGCATCCCCTCGCTTTTCAGCATCGAGCCACGACCAGTGAGAAGCCAATCAGGATTGATATTTTCGCATTTTGCATAAATTAATTCTTGATCGAATGTTCCTCTGCTGAGCCACGTGCTTATAGCCTGTGGTGAGATATTTAAAATCCTTGCCAACTGAGACTTATTACCATCTGCAAAATGAGTAATAATTGCTTCTAACATGTTTTTCTTATCCATAAGGCTATAAAATTGTTATTCATTTCGTGAAATAATTATGCAAATTGTTTGGGTTATATTCGCATAATGCGTAATATTGCACCGTCGTTACTGATGTAACCGACGCTGTAAAGATAAACATTAATCATTAAATATTGAATATGGCAAAGATTTTAGCAGACACAGAGATTCGGAAAAAGTTGGAAGAGATCTTTCGGTGCAGTCGTAAAACGGTCAGCGAGGCACTGAATTGCCGGTCTGATTCAGATCTGGCGAGAAAGATCCGAGCGATGGCTATCAAGCTGGGTGGGTCGGTGAAGAAAGAGGAACATGTGACAATCATTTAAAAACGTATTCAAAATGGAAGCGAAAAAGAGAATCGACTACAAGGCGCTTTGCGAGGCCCCGTTCGACATGGATTCCGAGTATGATGTGAATTTCAAGATGCTGGTCTATACCGGAAAGAAAGAGGAGGAACGGCCGGTGTTCCGGGTGGTGGTAGCCAAGGGCGAGTGCAAGGTGTGCATCGGCGCGGCCGGCAAGGAGTTCTGGGGAATTATCGGGCTGGACCCGGAGACGGGCGAGAACCAGTGGTACAACTACAACGACTGCGTGAGCCTGGAGGACTGGGCGGTGCTGGAGCGGTTGCTGAAAAGGGAGTTCGGTTGGATGGAGATGCTGGACCCGGGGTTGGTGTACGAGACGAAAGTGTTGGCGAAAGCGCAATTGAGGGAGGCCGGCGTATGAGAACAAACATACTGATCATCATCATGAGCGTTTTTATGGCCGTGTTCGTCATAGCGGCTTTTCAAACATGGGAGTTCGCGGTAGATCACGACATCCCCACCCCGTGGCAGGTGTGGGCGTTGCTCGCCGTATCGGGCGGCTGGTTTTACCTGCTGGGGAAGATGCCCCGGAGACGCAGGGAGGAAATAGAAAACCTGTTCGACAGGTGGACGGAAGAGTAAACAATCGAAGGTTGGTCTTTACGTAAAGATTGGTTTAGGTTTGGTATCGGTACGCGGCCCGCGGTACGAGGGCGGAACCCGGATAGTTCAGTCAGGCAGAACAATCGGAACTGGTAATTCAGGCGATAGGGTCAGCGGTTCGAATCCGCTTCCGGGAACTAATAAAACAGTATGTAAACAATGAATATCGGTCAAGGTGACATAATAGTGAGGACATTCCAAAGCACGCTGACGGTATGGGTGTCGGAGCGGTTGATCTGCGATACGTTGGGGGATAATATGGATGAATATTTGCGCCGTCGAGCCAGATTTGACTTCCGTAAATCCGTCTCCCCCTGCCACCGCATGAAAGACATCCTGCCCGCCACCGGCAAGTCGTGGCGTTACGCCCGTATTGACGGTCGTTTCTATTACGACTACGATTATATCCCCGACCGGAAGGATACCCGCTATCGTTCCCGGCTGGGCGACAAGGAGACGTTGATGTTGGAGGCGGATGAACTACGTTCGACGGAGGCGCGGATCGCGGAACAGTGTTCCCGAAGGAGCATCGAGGAATATGTCAAGGAGCGGATCAGCAATACCGACCGGCTCCGTTTCCGCTATTACGAGGTGGACGGAACCTGCAAATACAATAAGGACAAGGCCGGGGAGCTGGCGGAGGCCATCGCCTGGGCGCGTTGCGTCAAAAGGCTGGTGGCAGATGGCGGCTACAAGGAGTTCGGCTACCGTACGAAAGAGGAGTTCTACGAGGCGTGCGCCCTGATCCTGCACAAGAAACGGCTGGAGGGCTTCATGGTGACAACCGGCGGGAGCCTCCGGAAGAAGCTCCACTATTTCCCGGCGGACGAGTCGGAACAGTACGACTTCTTCGTCTCCGGACGCTACGGCAACGACAACGCCCGTAAGATCGGCAAGTGCAAGGTCGTGGACGAGGAGACCGGCGAGATCAAACGGTTCGACCTCCACGAGGCGCTGATCCTGAAACTGTGGATGAATTTCGGCGGCTCGGCGAAGGAAAGCAAGATCGCCCTCTGGAACCAATACGAGCGCGACATCGACTATCTGGGCGAAAAGCCGCTCAGCTATTCCACCTTCTGCCACTATACGAATATGTATAACACCAGACGGATGACCTACCGCGAGCGGCACGGATGGAAGGCCTTCTCATCGACCTTCCTGTCCTATATCCCGTCGGAGAAACTGCGCTACGGCAACTCGCTCTGGTGCGCCGACGGTTCCGGTACGCTCGCCTATTCCTACCAGGACAAAGAGGGTAAGCTGCGTTCGATGCGCCTGTATGTGATGATGGTGTCGGACGTGGCTACCGGAAAGATCGTCGGCTGGGCACCGGCACCGGTCGGACAGCATTCCGAGTCTCCGGAAATGATGCGCGAGGCGGTCCTGATGGGGCTACGTAATTGCGGCAAACGCGAGATCATGGAGTTCATCAGCGACAACCATGGCGCCTTCACCTCCGATGAGAGCAAAGAGTTTTTGGCACAGGTTTGCCGGAAGACACGCTTGATCCAATCAGGCAACTCACAGGCCAACTATGCCGAGACGCAGTTCCGCCTGTTCAAGAAGACGATCCGCAACGAGTTCAACTGGCTTGGCTCCAGTTGGAACAGTAAAGACATAGAAAACACTGCCAACGACGAATACCTCGATGCCGCCACGTTCCCGTCCTATGAGGAGGTGATTGAGCAGGTCGGGCAAAAGATCGAGGATTGGAACAACCGCGTCATGCGGAGCGGCGAGAGCCGTTCAGAACTCTATGCAGAAAGCATCCATCCGGATGCCAGGGAGATCGACCCGCGCGTCTGGCGACATATAGCCGGCAACTATACGGTGCAGGAGATCACCCGTCAGCGTGGCAACATTGTCATTACGAAAGGCGACCGGAAATACATGTTCGAGATTCCCGAAGTGGAATCAGTCGGCGAGGTGATCCGGGAATATTTAGGCTATGCCGCCAAGGTGAAAGCCCGCATGTACTGGGACGAAGAGGAATGCGACCTTTATACGATGGACGACCGCTTCATGTTCACCTGCTTCGCAGCCCGCAAGGCAAGCAACAGCCATGCGGAAGAGACCGACCGGAGCGTCCGCAACTTAGGTCACCATGTATGGCGGCAGGCGGCACAGGTGGAAGCCGTCACGAGGTACGAGGACGATGTAAAAGAGGTGGCCGACTGGATCGACGAGCAACTGCCCTACGAGGTGACTGCCCGACTGATCGGTGGCAAACGTGCCAAGGAGGTCACCAACGCCCAAAAGGAAAAGGCGTTGGCCGAAAAAGCCCTTGCCAAATCGGCGCTTAAACAGCGTCAAAAGTCCGCTCAAGCGGAGAAAAAACAGGCGGAAATGGCCTACGAGGAATACGCGAAATCAAGAATCGACTTAAATAAATTCAGAGACTTATGAAGATAGAAGAAAAACAATCCATCATACGGGCTGCACAGGCCTACATGAATGAGAAAGGCATCAGCCAGAATGAGCTGTCGAAGCTGACCGGGGTAAACGTCAGCTACCTAAGCGGCATGATGAAAGGCGTGTTCACCTTCATCAACAGCCGGACCGGCAAGGAGTCGGACATTGATGATAAATGGTTCCTCGCCCTCGCGGGGCGCATCGGTCACAAAGTAGCGAAGGAGTATTGGCCACTGGTGGAGACCGAGCAGTTCATTGACATCGTGAAGGAGCTGACCGAGGCGAAGGAGACCTCCACCACCCGCATCATCGTGGGCGAGACAGGGTGCGGAAAGAGCTACACGGTCGAACGTTTCCGGCAAGCCTATCCGCAAGGGACGTATGTCGTGACCTGCAACCAGAACGACTCGATCAGCGACCTCGTGCGCAAGATACAAAAGGAACTGAAAGTGTCATTCGACGGTTCCGTCTCCTACCGGATCGACCGGATCAGCATGGAATTGTCGCGCATCGCCGACAACGGGAACCTGCCGATCCTCGTGTTCGACGAGGCGGAATACCTCTCCACGCGCGGTCTCCTCTCCATCAAGACGATCTACGACTACCTGAAGGGCATCTGCGCCATCGTCATGATCGGAACGGACGACATCCTGAACAAATTGGAGAAGACGAAACGCAAGGAGGGCATGCCGCAGTTCATCCGCCGCTTCAAGGCTGGTATCCGCCACGTCCGCCCGATCGACCGTACCTTCGCCCGCTTCTTCGAGGGACGGGGCTATGGCAAGGATCTCATGAAGCTGCTCCGGATGAACGCCGACAACTACGGCGAACTGGCCGACTATCTGGAACCCGCCATCCGGGAGGCCGACCGTCGGGGAGAACCGCTCACCAAAGAGTTTTTCGAATCGATGTTTTACCTTCAAAATAGATAAAGGACATGATCAAGTACAAGAAAATCCAACGGCAGTCGCAAAACACGGAGGTCCGCTCTTCCCGCAAGAAGGCGGTTTCCACCAAAGAGATCTCTTTGGAGATAGAAAATGAAATCGGCATACCAGTCATCCGGTGCATGAGCGTATTGGATGCGTTCGTGGAAAGTCTTTACAAGCATTTGGGAAACGGCGAACCGGTCACTTTGGAGGGCTTGGGGACATTCAGCACGAAGCTGATGATCGAAGAGGGCAAAGTGGTTGCCAAAAAGGTCAAGCTGGTATCATCCAAACAGATGAGGGAACGATTGAAACAGTTCCAATTGGAAGAAGACACGGAAGACTGACATCCCGAACGGTTATCACGGGGCGGTTCGATTCTGCCTCCGGGAACGAAACAATTAATAATTAGAATTATGGCAACAACAAAAAAACAAACCAAGAAACGCGCCCCTTCCCACGCCCTCTTCTGGACGCTGCTGAAGGAGGTTCCGGGCTACAATCCGGGGTACAAGGATGTGATCAAGGAAGGGTTGGTTCACCAATACAGTGGCGGACATACCCAGTCGCTATCAGAAATGTATAGCAAATACCCCCGCGAATACAGCCTGATGATTGAGGCGATGAAGGGTACACCCCTGCAAAAGAAAATACGTTATGAAGACTCGCTTGACAAGATGAAGAAAAGGGTCATTGCCGCCATCTGCCAGTATGTGGATAAGTTGGGATATACGTTCCCGACCAAGGCGGACAAGGTGCGCTACGTGGTCGGCATCGCCTGCCGTGCCGCCAATTGTAGCAACTTCAATGCCATTCCCGAATCGCGCCTGTCGGCCATCTACAATCTCTATTGTAAGCGCAACAGCGTGGACATCGAAGGCAATGCGGAACTGGACTATCCTGTATTATCCAATTGACAATTATGGTACGCATCAAACAGGACCCGCCCAAGATTCTCACCTCGAAAGAGAAGGCCATACTGGAAGCCTTGTACGTGAAGGAGGACATGCTACTGGAGTGGCTGTTGGAGCACAGTTCCGACCATCCGGACTACCACACCATGACCAGCCGCCTGCACGAGAACGGGATAAAGATCCTCCGTCTGGAAGGCGGCAAAGCGTTGGAGGTGAATGAGGATTTCAGAAAATAACAGACGAATTGACAGTTACTAATAATTCATAAATCAAAAATCAAGATGACAGACTTAAGCAAACTATCCAGCAAGGAACTGGAAGCCTTATTAGCTCAAAAGAAAGAAGAAGAACGCCGCGAGGCTTTGGACAAACGTGCTGCCTACGAAGGCATCCGTGCCGAGTTGATAACAAACACAGAAAGAAAGGTGCGGGCCGTGTGTGCCGAAGTGCAGGAACTGTGCAAGTATTGCCAGAACGAAGTATTGGCTTTCCGCGCGATCATGCTGGAGTACGGACAGTTGAAACTGGGAGATAAACAGATGTCGTTCAAGATACAGGACGGCAAGTTCAAAGTTGACATACGGGCAAACAAAGTGAAACGTTTTGATGAACGTGCCGATGTGGCAGCCGCCCGCCTGATCGAGTTCCTGCAAGGATGGATTTCGGGTAAGGAGGACGGGCAAGACAACCCGATGTACCAACTTGCCATGACGCTTCTGGAACGCAACAAATACGGGGATCTCGATTACAAATCTATTTCAAAACTCCACGATTTGGAAGAACGGTTCGCTGATCCGGAATACACCGCGATCATGAAACTGTTTAAGGAATCGCATTTAGTGGAAGGTACAGTTATCAATTTCTATTTCTACGAGAAAACCGATCTCGGCGTATGGAAGAAACTCGAACCGTCGTTCAACCGGCTCTAAAGCGAGTCAAAACCGCCACCCTCACCCCCGGCCGCTGGATATACGTCTGCCCCTGCGGCTTCCGTTACACCGCCTGCCGGGTGGTGAGGACTTCCGGCAAATGGATGGTTTACTGCTTCAAATGCAAACAACAAACAGGCAAATATTATAAAATTATGGACGAACGACTGGAATTTGAAGAGAACTTCAACAATAAACTGAACTGTACCTGCTTCACGACGATCCGCCTCCACCATCCGGTGAAGAACGCCATCGGCGCAGTGAAGCAAATCTATCTGAAAGGTATCTGGAAAGGCAACGCAAAGATCATGCACGCCGCCACTCTCACGCTCGACCGCATCAACCTCCCGATGGCGAAACTCGACACCGGCCTCATGCCGGAAGAGTGCCGCCGGTTGATCCGGAACCTCTACAAACACCGCCCCGGCATCAATTGGGAGACGCAACAACTGGACTACCTGGTCCTGGAGTATATCAAGGAATCAAAAGAACCGACATTATTCTAAAGAAGAAAGGAAAATAATATGAGCGAAATGAAACACATTTTGGAAATCAGCCCCGACCGCTACGGCACACGGACAGAAACCCGCTACGCTTCCGGCTTCACCTGCCCCCGTTGCAGTGGCCAAGGCGGTTTTCCGGATACGAACGGCCACGGTAACCGCATCTTTATCCCCTGCGACCTCTGCGACGGCACCGGCAAGGTGAGAGCCAACATTACGGTGGAATGGGAAGCGGATTATGAATCATAGACGAACAAATATGAATTAAAAATAGGAGGATTTATGAACAACATCTTAGAACGATTCAGAAGAAAACAGCAAAAGCGTCGCCTGGAAGCACAGCAACCAATCGGCGCAGAGATAACGGTACCCAAACGTGAAAAGACAATCCCGCCACACATCGTGGCCTGTAAAGTGTGCGAGGGGAAAGGGACAAAGGAAGGCAATGCCTGTCCACAGTGCAAAGGTTCCGGACGTGTAATCGTGTCGTGTGAAGTAACAACGTATGTAATGGCTTATGTGCCGGAAAACGCTATATGAAGTAAGGAGGAAAGGAATGAAAAAATTAGAAGTATTTTTTAGCTTCCTGTTTATGGCTGGAGTTTTAATTGCTATGACTGCGTCAGCTTATTTAGTGTTTCAAAAGAACGTTCCGTTGGGATTCATGGTGGTAGGTATTGATCTTGCCATAATTGGATATATCTTTTCTGTGGCAAGTAGGAATATGAACAATAAAAAACAATAATTATGGGATATGACTTAATACCAAAGAAAGAAGGGGTCGATAGTAAAAGCGGAATGATATTTACATGGCCCGTCATACTGAATGAAACAGGAGCTTGCTACCTGTTCGGCTATGGAGATTTTAAATTCGAACCGGGGAGATACATTTATGACGGTTCCCGAAAAGATGGGAGTCCGGTAAGCAATGACGGATTCGAGGTCACGAAAGAGGAGGCCGTTATCATGGCAAGGATGTTCAAAGGATATGTCTCTGTAAAAAGGGCATTACGGGAAGAATGGGATAAAAAGACGGAAAGAGAACAAATCATGATTAAAAGCATGATGGGGAATAAAGTCGAGCCACCCGCCGAAGAGTTCTTGCACAAAGTAGAAATGCTGGCGGATTTTTGCGAACAGTCGGAAGGGTTTAATATATATTGAAACAGACAAGGTTATAAACATTTAGAACCTTATGGTGTATAGGTCAACCGTAGATAATTATGAATGATAGATTTTCAGGAGCATTTTGTGGAACTGTAGTTGTATGGGCCATTATGATCGTCGTATTTGGTGGTTTATATGGATGTCCCCGGTACAATGTTTGGCAGCAGGAAATGTCAGGAAAAGCAGAGTTTGCCAAAGCAGAACAAAACCGGCGTATCAAGATCGAGGAAGCAAAGGCAAATTTGGAAGCCGAGAAACTGAACGCACAAGCAGAAGTGGAACGAGCCAAAGGAGCAGCAGAGGCCATTAAAATTGAAAACGGGAGCATCACGCCGGCCTACATTCAATATTTGTGGGTTCGACAACAAAGTAATCTGAACGACAAAACGGTTATTTATGTTCCTACCGAAACGAATTTGCCTGTGTTAGAAGCATCCAGAAACAAGTAGTGTCACGAAATAGTCAAAAATAAACCGCCTCCTAGCGTTGGAGAGCAATCTCCCCACTAAGAGACGGTTTATTTTGTTTGGCAACATATTTGTATTAGCTAAAATCAGACCTCAAATTTGATTCTGTTTTTTATAGCAATAATCCAAAAAATCACAAGTATTGTTTATTTTCTCTTTTACAGATATTTCATTAATAGGCTTATTATCTGCTGAAAACCTGTTTTCTATTTCATGCTTAAGATTAAAAAGATGTTGTTCGTTATTTATTTCCCCAATTAACTTAAAAGCATATTCTTTAGGATTGAAAATATTTTTCTTATATGGAATTTGGTACTTTAAACAGTAAGTCTCGAAAGACTTTGAATATTGGCTATTACTCAAATCATCTATTACTCCCTGATCAATAACAGTTCCTGCCCAATTTTGAGATTCAGCCTTTACATGAGCCTCTACCAGTCCTTTCCCATAGAGGCACTGTACTGCGTATAAGGAACTATTGGAGGATTCATATTTCCCCATAACATGGTTGAGATATCCTTTGGTTAAGCAGCCTCTAACAGGAAAATTGTCAATATTGAAATGTTGATTAAATTGAAACGAAACTAAAAACAAGTTATATAAGGAATCAATATTTAAATCATTTGTCCAATATATAATGGTATCTGAAATATTAACACAATTTACTTTTGCCTGATCAATATCTGGAATCACAATATTGGGACTAATAGAACTGTGTTTTATATTTTCAAGAGTAAGTGATAATTCCATATCCCGAAAAATGTGTCCCATACGTGTATCAATAGATGTTTCTGTATTGTTCTCAATGAACTTTTTGAATCCCAATAGATCAAAATAAGCTATATAAACTTCTTTAGTCATAATAAAACTGTTTTAAACTTAATGTGATAAAGATAAAGAAAATAAAGAAAATGACAAAAGAAAGAGAATGATATTTTTGCATGGTATTGGTTATGACTTTTATTTTGCGAAAAAATCAAGAGAGCCATGCAGCGACAGTACGAACTGAATTTGGATGTTGAGACAAAAGAACCCATACCCAGGCGCAGACGTGCCTCCGTACAGACGGCAGTCTGCAAGACCAGCCGACAGGAACACGTGTACAAGCGCAACCGGGAACTGATTGCCCGCTATTACTACTGGACCGAGATACGCCGGAGACGCTTTGACGACGTGATGCGCATTCTTTCGGAGGAGTTCCATGTGGAGGAACGTACGATCAGCAATGCCTTGCTTGACTTTGGCGATTACTTGGATGGCTTGTTCAAGGACAAGAAAGATGTCCGGGAACTGAAGCGGGAATATCCCGGTCGTAACTGGGAAAGCTGAAAGCGGGACGGGATGCCCCGCTTTTTCATTTTCAGCACTCCTCGAAGGTCGTATCATAAACGAGCGTATAGGCTTTCAGACCTCCGCCCATGACGGACGGACGTCCACTTCGGCGGCTCAAAGGCGAAAGCGTCTCTTCTGCCGTCCATCCTTGCAAGCAGTCGTGTACTTCGCTAACGATCGAATAACGTTCCAAAGCCTTCTTCCTTGCCGTTTCCGGAGCCTTGTTGTATGAATCGCCGTAGGGTGGGAAAGCCAGTTTCAACGTGATGGTCGCTTTGACAAACTGATAAGTGTCATACAGGTCCTTGCAATCGGCATACTGTATGTCGATCAGACAACAGGGAAAATCCACTGCCGGTCGCAGGGATGTGTTCCCGTTCAACTGCCCCAAGTCTTCATCCATCCAGCGAAGGGCGGGAACCTTCTTTTCCAAATGGTCGCATAGCGCGACAAAAATATCCGCATTCATAAATTCATCATTTTAGTGTGTTCATATATCCTTCCAGACGGTCGTGTATTTTGTCGGCCAGTTCGTCCGCCTTGCCCATGAAGGGACGTGCCGGGATATTCGTCCGGCGTGTATGCTCCCGTACCTGGACATCCCCGTGTTTGGCCGTATGCCGCACATGGGCCGGGACCGTCACCTGCCCTGTAAATCCCTCGTTATGGACCCGGGCATAGTCCACCTTGTCATTCCCGGCGGAGATGACCACCTTGTCGCGCCCGACGTATGCCGGCCGGATGCTGCCCAACAGGTTGCCGCTGTCGATCAGGAGCGACCCGTTCCGGCGCGGGACCTTGGCCGGAGCCCACGGATTGCCGTCGAAAGCCTTCTTGCGGAACCTTTCTTTGTAATACTCCGTGGCGGTCTCGGCTACGACCTCGGCGGCATCAGTCAGTATCTTGTCCGGCAGGGAACTGAAATAATTTTCCAATTCGTTGAAGTTCATATTGAAATATTTTATATGTTTGCAATGCTTGCAAAAGGTACTGTAAGGCGAGGTATTCCTTTGAGGTAGGTGGAGGGACCATAGCTATCAGGCTCACCAGCATGCACAGGCCTTTTGCAGGAAACCTACTTCTTTTTCTTAATCAGCAAGCCGCTCCTGATTTTAGGATTGCGTACCTCAAACCATGACTTGAAAACCATCCGGTTGTTTTCCACTTTAGAAACGCATGCGACCGCCCTTTCCTGGTAATACTTGATCCATATGTAGTTGGTCAGTTTCGACTCTTTGTTGTCACGGTCTTTATATTCCTGTCCCAACCAAAGTTCATCAGGATCGGCCATGATGTCCTGGATACAGGAAAGGAATGTGGTCCTGAACTCGCGCTTCTTCCTCTTGTTGGATGTATGCGCGTCATAATCCGGCTTGCCCATAAACCAGGTACGGCCTTCATGGTCAGTAACGGGAAGTACCTCCTTTCCGTTTACATATTGGCAATGTCGGTTCCACCATGTAGTCGCATCGCCTTCATAGACCGGCATCGGCAGGGTGCTCTCACCGATTCTTTTTTTCAGGGACGGGGTAACTCCCCATGTATCCAATGGTATGTTGCCGAGCATCTTTCCTGCCACATCCGGAAACTTGCGTATATACATCTGGTCTTTGTTGAACACTTCGCTCCTTTTCCCTCTGTTCGTGTCCCAATGTTGTGCTTTGGCCTTTTGCCATTCAGGAGTATTGAAAAACGTCTCGCAACGTTTGCCCATCTCATCCATGTCCTTTCCTGCCACCTCATGCGCCATGCGCGGGACAACGTAACATCGGCACTTCCATCCGTTAGGCGGAAATATCTTGTCCCACCTCGGATCGTTTGCCGGAAGGACCAGACCGTCCAACTTCCGGTGTTCTTCCCTCACTTTGTCATCTCCGGCTGTTTTGTACTCCCAGTAGGGAAAAAGTTTCGTCTTTCCTACCAACCGTTGGTAATTGCTTGCCGACTCGGCCGTCAGAACCGCCGTCTCGTATTCGGTCTGCTGCCATCGCTTGTTGAACATGTCCGTCACTTCGAGTGCCTTCTTGTGGAACTCCTCGAAGCTGCCGCTTTCCCGGAAAAGCCTGTTCAGTTCCTGAAGCTCGGCCAGCGTCTTGGCGGCGGAGAAATGGAACACGTTCATCTCCATCGAAGTGATGAAGGCGTCGTCCCTCGCCCCGTAGGTAAAGCCGGTATCGGCCAGCCCGATCGTCCTGGCACGGCCTTCGCCGACGGCCCGGACAAAATCGTCCGCAAAGAAGCCGAACAGTTCCGCGTCGAAAAGCGTACCCCCCCCGGCCTTCCGCTACCCGGTTGATGATCCGGTTCTGCATCGTGTCGTCACTCAGCCGGATGCGGGCTTTTCCATCGGTGGTCGCCCCGTCCTGCGGGGCACGGACGAAAAAATCCCACAGGCGGGCATACCATGTACGGTCCCGGTTCTTGATGTCCGGTTTTATGTTTTTGGGATCGTCGGGATCATCCGGTTCTTCCTCTTCCGGTGGCAATACGAATTGGGACTGTTGCTCTTTCCGGGCAATGGCTTCGTCCCCTTCCGGAAGTGGAATGTTGTATTTGTCATAAAGGTAAGACTGCGGGATGGGCAGGATCTCGGAAAGCAGGATGGTCTCCGAGACGGAAATCTCCTGCGCCTTGTCCAGGAACTTGAATTTGCCGTTCCCGACCGGATACCCCCGTTTCTCCAGGAGCGGAACGAAATACTTGTTCAACATCCGTTCGACAAACCGGCGGTCCGCCCGGTGTTTCTTTTCCTGTACGGCCAGGTGGACCTGTCCCTGCGCGAGCGAACTGCCGTCCTGCGTGGTCATGGTCTGCCCCAGGACGGTAATCAGTATCTCCTCGTTACAGGCGCAGCGGAAGTCGTTGTAAAGGGCACCGTTTCCGGAACTACTGAGCGTTGTTTGCGTGGCTTCCGTCTCTTTGGGTATGACCAGGTAGGGAGCCGACCCGGCCTCCTCAAACGCCTGGATAAGCGCCCGGCGGCTCTGCTCGTCCATGCTGCTGTACTTCCCGATGCGCTGGGGCATACCGAAAAGCTCGACGAATTGCGCCCAATCCCCGAAGCCGCCGCGTTTGTAGATGACGAAGGGAGCCGCACGCAGGATGATGCCGAAATCTTCATCCTGGCCGAATTGTATGACCAAGTCGTTTTCCGCGTAGGGTATCCCGTGTTCGTCCTCCTCCCTGATGGCGATTTCCTTGGTCTTTGTCCGGATATGCTTGCGCGGAATGGAGCAGAACTCGAACCCCTCCAGGAACCGGCACTCGACCACCGACACGCCCCAGAAACGCGAAAGCATGATCTCGCGCAGGAGCGACTCGAACTCCGGCGTGTCCATCAGTGTGTCCATTTCGTCCACACGCTTGCCGTCGATGGTAAAGGCGAGGTCGGCATCCGTCACCGCGTCGATGCGTTTATCGATGGCATCCGACAGGTAGCCGTCGATCAGGAGGTCGGTAAACAGGTCATACAGTTTCGTCCGGTTCCCCAAGTCCGCCAATCGGAGGGCACTCCGCCAGGAACCGATGTCGTTCACCCCGCGATGGATGGGCCGGACCAGTATCTCGGTGTAAACCGGCGGTTGTTTCGTCCCGGTCGAATCCGGGGCTTTTGGGGGCGTTTTCTTTTTTTTCTTTGTCATTGTTCGTCTTTTTATTTTCGTTTGATTACAGGGCTGCTTAAACAGCGTTTTAACGGTCTGTCAGAAGTGTTGGCTCCGCTTGGGGTTGCTACCATACGCGATAGGGCCGATCGGGGTGTCTTTCTCCTGCTCCGCCTCACGATCGGGCAGGTCGGGCGAGACGTCTCCCCGCTGGACGGCCTTCAGCCAGTCGATGGCCCTCTCGTAACGGCCCTGCCGGAATTGCAATTCCGTCCCGGCGTTGCACAGGTTGATAAGGTGCCAGATGGCGATGTCCTTCACGAATATCAACAGCAGCTGGTTCCTTTTGCTTCCCGACGCGGAAAAGATGCGTGTGCAGTCGAAGCGCGACAGATACCCTTTCGCCTCGGCTATCGCCGCGTCGATGGCGGCTTCCGCGATGGTCGCGTCCCCCCGCGTGATGGTCTCGACCAGTTCGTCATGCAGGTGGGTGTTCAGTTCTTGTATTGTCAAATATGCCATGAGTATGATGGATTGGATTAAAATCTTTTTCTATTCCGCTGGCGCGTCCCGACGGCGCAACTGCCCGCCTTGACCGCCATCGCCTTTTGCTGGCAGATGAAGAACCCGCCCTCTATGGCGTCGGGACCGTCGGCCGGTGCCGGGAGGCCGTCATCGAACAAGAGGAACTGTTCCTCCAGGCGTGCCATGTGGGGATTGTCCTTTTCAGCGATATTCAGGATCATTCGCCCCGCCCGGTTCAGGGGTTCCAGGTTACCCTCGATACGCGCGAACTTGTCCGGTTTGTTCCGAAGGTCCGGCGATATGGGGATGATGTACCCGGTCTCCTCCCATTTCTTTTGGAAAAGCGGGATGAACACCTGTTCGTAGAACGGGTCCTGCAGCTTGTTGTTCTCGATGGAGTTGTACACCTGCGTCCGGTCCGCCACGTAGTCGCGCATGTAATAATACCAATTGACGAACTCCTCGTTCTTCACGTGGTCCAGGTAGCCGGTGATGACATACAGGTTGCCCTCCAATACGCCCATCAGGAAGTTGGCCTTGTAAGAGCCGAGCTTCTTCACGCCCTTTTTGCCGGACACCTTGTTCGACGGGGCCGGGTCGCCGTAGCTGACCAGGAACGGGAACTTGTGGAGCGGCGGTACCGGCCCCCACTTGATCTCCTTGAAATAGCATCCTTCCGTCACCGGGTTGTTGAAACATTCCTTTTGTGCACTGGCCGCGCTTACCTGTGCCAGCACGTCATCGATCGTCTCCTCGTCGTTTTTCTCCGGCCAGACGGAGGTGCCATAGGCGAAATCGTTCTTGGGATCAGGATGGTTGATGTCCACCATGCGCAGGTTGATGATGTCCCAGTTTCCGATCGGTTTTTCGCGCCGTGACAATTCGAGCGCCTTCTTCCCGGCCCGTGCCACACAGCAGTCCTTGGCGATGATGTTCCCGCAAAAGATCGTGAGCAGGGGTTCCGAGAACGAGCGGGTAAAATACAACGCCTGCTCGAACCAGTTCCATTTGTCGTTCACGATGTCCGGATTGCGGCATTCCTCGTCCGTGTCGTAATCGTCCACGAGGATCGTGTCCGGACGTACCTCTTCAATCTTGACACCGCGCGGGCTTTGCCGTGCCCCGACCGCCATGAAGGAGGCTCCCCCCTTGGTGATGAAGCTGTCTTCCGTCCACTTGAACCCTTTCTGCTCCCCGTAATAAAACCGGATGCGCTGGTTGGCCTCCAGTTGTGCCCGGTAATGGCCGAGCAGCTTGATCGCGTTGTCGCTGCTGTTGGAACAAAGGATGATGTTCCGCTTCTTCCCGGTCAGTACCAGGAACAGGACAACGAACATAACGATCGTACTCTTTGCCAGCTCACGCGCCCACGACAGGACCTCATACCAGTTCCTGGGGCTATAAATCAGTCGCTTTATGGCCTTTTTATGGAAAGATGCAAATTCGTATTTGGCATAGTTCGGAAACATCTCCTTGATCCAAAGCAAAGGATGTTGCTCCAGGTAGGCCAACCGCTTTTGTTTCTCCTCGTAGGGCATATCCAGATCGACTGCCGTGTCTTTACGAATGGACTTCAGATAGGCATCCCAATCTTCAAGTGCCTGTTTGTCTATGGTTTTAAGCGGTTTCATTTGAGCCGGTCCTTTATGTAAGCGTCAAAATAAAAGCTGAGCTCCTTCGCCTTTTCCGTGTCCGTTTTGCGTATCCAGCCGAGGATGCCTTTGGAGACGCTGATGATGTCGGAAATGCCGGTCTCTTTTTCCATCTTCTCGATTGCGGTAGCCAGCTTGTTGATCGTATCGGCCTCCTTGGAGGTGGCGAACCGTTCCCCGTCCTTACGTCCGGCAATGGCCTTGTTGATTTCCGCCACCTGCCGGTAGAGGTTGGCCAGCTGCTCCTCGCGTGTCAGGCTGACGGACGTCTTCAGTTCCTCCCATTTTTCAGTCTTTACCCATTTGCAAAGCGTCTGCTTGCTGACCCCGACACGTTCGGCCACTTCCGCCTGTGTCAGGTGTTCCTTCAGATAGAGCATCTTTGCCCATTCCTTCTTTTGCTTCATGCTTAAATCCGTTCCCATGCTTCTGTACATTTTGTTGATTTACACCCTCAAAAGTACGAGCGCTTTTTCGGATGGAATAATTGTAAAGTAGTGTTCTACATCTGTTTGGCAATAAACTGCATATTGGACGTAACCGTTACGGAACAATTTTTTCAAGTCGTTTTAAGCCCGCAACTTTGAGGTGAAAAATCGAAAACGATGGCGAAAAAAACATTCACATTCATATTGCATGACGATACGGTCAATACAAAGGGGTTCCGGATGCTGACATCGGGAGCCGACCTGTCCGTATTTGAGAATAACCCGGTCATGCTGCTTAATCATGACGACTGGGACCTGCCGATAGGCCGTTGGGAGAACATCCGTGTCGAAGGGACCCGGATCCTTGCCGATGCCGTATTCGATGACGACGATGAAAGGGCCGCCGCCGTCATGGGAAAGGTGGAACGGGGATTTCTAAAAGCGGCCAGCATAGGCGCATGGCCGGGGAAAAGCTCGGACGACCCGTCGCTGATGTTGCCCGGACAGATCTATCCGACCATGATCACCTGGAAAGTGCGCGAGGCCTCCATCTGTACCATAGGGAGCAACCACAACGCGCTGGCCCTGTATGACACGGACAACAAGCGGATCGACCTCGATGACAAAGGAGCATTGATTAAACTGTTCGATACCGGAAGCGGTATCCATGTATCACCTAAAAATAAAACGCAAATGACAATTTTAACAGGATTATTGAAACTGTCGGACAATGCAAGCGAACAGGCCATTGCCGATGAAGTCCAGAAAATCATCCGGCTTCGTGACGAACTCCAAAAAGAGAACGATACGCTAAAGACCGAGAAAGAGGCGTTGTCGTCCAAAGTCCAGGCTTTTGAGAAAAAAGAAAAGGATGAACGAAAAACCTCCGCAATCGCCCTGGTGGACAAAGCAATCAAGGATGGTCGCCTGGACGCGAAAGGAAAGGATGCCTGGATGGGCATGTTCGATGCCGATTTTGACCGGGCCAAGGCGCAGCTTGACGCGATCCCGCCACGTGCCAGCGTGACGCAGCAGATTCAGACATCCGGCGGTACGGGTGGCGTGCAACTCGCCGATATGACATTCTCTGAAATCATAAAGGCGGACCGTCTGAAAGAATTGAAGAAGGATGGAGAGCTCTACAAACAGAAGTTTTTTGAGGCATACGGTAAATACCCTGCCTGAGAACAAGTATAAACCTTTATAAAACAAACAAGAATGAAAGCGAAATTTATTGTTTCATTGATTACGGCATTACTTTTCAATGCCCTGACGAGCGGAGCCTTTGCTTCCTGCCTGGGAATCAGCCACGGGACGATGTTTGCCCTGCAGATGGGACTGTCCCTGATTCCTCTGAACCTCGCCGGATGCCTTGCCGAAGGACTGAACCGCGAAATCTGGATTCCGGAGATCATCGAGAAGTTTTATCCCTCGGACTCGTTCCTTACGCATTCAAAGAGCCTGGACGCCTGGGTGGACAATAACAAGCTAAACTTGCAGGAGGCCGGTATCGATCCGGAAGTGTATATCGATAACGAACAGTACCCGATCCCGATCGTGGCGCGTACCGACACTCCGCACGAAATTGTATTGAAGCGTTTTGATACCGAGAATACGGTGCATATCAACGCCATCGAAATTGAAGAATCTGCCGAGAAACGCCAAAGCGTGACAGAGGGACATCGCAATTCCCTCAAGCAGAAGTTTGCTCGCTTGGCCGCCTTCAACTGGGCTCCGGTGAAAAACGGTGATTTTACTCCGGTAAAAGCTGCCGTCGGCGACAAGAACGCCCGTGGTTACAAAGCTATGACCTACGAGATGGTAATGGATATGGAGTTGGCTTTCGACGAATTGGAAGTTCCGACCGAAGGCCGTATCCTGATCCTGAACCCGTTGCACGCGATGGATCTCAGAATGCAGGATTTGAACATGTACAAAGCGTTTTATAACGAAAACAAACTGTTCTCCTTCACGGTGGTCCGATCCTCCCTTACTCCGAAGTATAACGGTACGACAGGGCAGAAAGTCCCTTGGAATGCGGCTGTGGCTGCAACGGACGCGCCTTCTTCCCTTTTCTACTACAAGGAGGCCGTAGCTCGTGCCCGTGGAACGGTGGATATGTATTACCGCCTGAACGATCCTGAATACCGGGGCGACGTGATCGGTTTCAATATGCGTGGTGTCGCTACTCCGGTAACGGGTAAATACCTGGGTGCCATCTATTCACCCAAGGCGTAATGTTTAACTTTCAAATATTAAGACAGCAATGAGTTATATCAACATGAAATCGCGTAGAAGTTTTGACTTCTATGCTCCTTACAACGAAACCGGCGAACGGCTTGTAACGGTACCGTTTCCTGTAGCAGTGGAACGGATGGTCGAAGAAAACGGTATTATGCATGACGCCAACCCTGCGTTGGTAACAGTTGCCCCGGCTGCGGCTGAAACAATCGAGGTGGAAACGAAGGTACAACCCGGTTCTCTCTTGATTGTCCGTAACGAGGGGACGGCGGTCGCAACGGTTGGCGGTGCCAATTGTGCGGCATCCAAAGTGACAACCTTAATGTGGGATGGCAATGCGTATGCGGAACTTGCCACTTCGGACATCGCTTAATCATTTCGGATAATGGCACAACTCCAACTCTTAGTCCTCCACTGTACCGCCACCCCTCCCGGCCGTGAAGTATCGGCGGCAGACATCCGCCGTTGGCATTGCGCCCCCCTTTCGAAAGGTGGCCGCGGCTGGAAACAGGTGGGCTATACCGACATGGTCCATCTGGACGGGACAGTGGAACGGTTAGTGGACAACAACGAAGACGACGTGGTCGATCCCTGGGAGATTACCAATGGGGCAAAAGGGCACAATAGTACGGCCCGGCACATCGTGTACGTCGGCGGCGTGGACCGCGACGGCAAGACCCCGAGGGACACCCGGACGGCGGAGCAGCGGGAAGCCCTTGCAAACTATGTGACGGACTTCTACCGCCGCTTCCCCTCCGTGAAGATCGTCGGACATAACGAACTGGCGGCGAAGGCCTGCCCCAGCTTCGATGTACAAAAATGGCTGAAAGAAATAGGTATTAACCAGTAAAACAACAAAAACAACATGAAACAGAAATTCATTCTTTCCCTTTTCGGGATGATGGTATCGTTTGCCGTATGCCTGCCGGTGTTGGCAGTAGTGGTAGGTTCGCCGGAAGTGGCGGTAGAAACTCCGGACTACAACGCTGTATTCCTTTCGCTCTCCGCGCTCGTGGCGACAATCCCTTTTGTGGTGGAAATCGTGAAGAGCTTTTTTCCAAGCCTGAAAGGGATATGGACGCAGGTCGTTTCCTGGCTGGTCGCTGTCGGGCTATGTATGTTCGGCTGGTGGCAGCATTTGGGAATTTATGACGGTATCGAGTGGTATATTGCCCTGCTCTATGGATTAGGTAGCGGACTGGCGGCAAACGGTATCGCCGACATCGGGCTGGTGCAGTGGATAATCGGACTATTCAGCGAGAAGAAATCCTAACTGTCGATTGTCAACTTTCAACTGAAAAGACATGGACTGGGACGCATTGTTCAACTATCTCGGCACGGGAGGCGGCCTGATCGTCCTTTTGAACTGGCTGGCCGGGCTTCCCTTGTTGCGCCGGAAGAACCGGCTGGAGAAAGACGACGTGTCCCGCCATATCGCCGAAAAGGACAACGAGACAATAGTAAACCTGTATGATGAAATCCGAGATTTTCAAGCGCGTATGTCGCGCCTGGAGGGGTGCATTGCAAAGATCGTGGTTTGCCCTGTGTATGACCGCTGTCCTGCCCGCACCCTCGTGCAGGAGTATAAAAGAAGGTACTTCCGTCCGGGTGGCCGACAGTCTCCGGTGGGACAAAAAGGTGAGCGTCACCCTCGCGACAACCCCGTTGCCCCCGGTCCGGCTGACGGTTCCGGCGGACAGCCTCCGTAAGCTCCCCGCCGGAGCGGTCTATACCAACAGTTCGGGCGGCTTGCGCGTAACGGCCAGCCTGAAAGGTGACAGCCTGCACGTGACGGCGGAAGCGGAAAACCTGCCCCGGCTGGAATACCGGGAAGAGGAAAGCCGGGAACAAACCCGCAGCGGGCAGTCGGAATTGGTAACGGTAAAAGAGCCTGCCGCCGTCCCGTTTTGGAATCGTCTTAAACACGGTTTGAACGGCATTTTAATAGCATTCATTATAATAATCATTTTCAAACGATACAAGCAATGGCAGAAAACAAGAAAACAAGATCGATCGGCCTGAAGATCGCCATGTTCGGCGACGTGAACCAGAACGGGGGGATGCCGGATGAGATGAAGCAGCTGGCCAAGACGCTGAAAGGAACCGCTTCGTTCAACACAGAAGCCAACCAGACGCAGGACTTCTATTCGGAAGAGGAACCGGAAGTCCCAGAAGAAACCGTCGTGACCGAAGCCGGACTCAAGCAAATCAAACTGAACTTCATGGAGTGGGACAACGACGTATTGGTCACTGTCTTTGGAGGAACGACCGTGACGGAAGATGTGACCATCAACGGGGTGACCTACAGCGTCGAGAAATACAAAGCCCCGAAATCCACCGTACAGGTTGAAAAGGCGGTGCGTGTCATTTCCCGCTATGGCGTGGTGATCGATGTCCCGCGGGCAAAGATCGTGGCGCGTTTCATCTGGAACCTGACGAATACCGACATCGCCCAGATCGAGGTGACGGCTACCGCACAAGCGCCGATCGGTGAAAATGACGGGCCGTATGAGATTTACCGGCTGGGTGAACCCAAAGCAAAGGAGACGGTAGATGAAAACAAAGCCGATTGAAGCTCATGCCGCCGATGCACTGTTGAACCAGCGGCTGACGATCAACCTTCCTGCCCCGTGGCTGCTCCGGAAGCTCGGCAAACAGACCATCCGCTACGGTGTCCCATTCCCGACCGGCCAGACTCTTTGCCGGATGGCGGCCATCTTCTGCCGGATGAACCTCGATTTGAAGGAGCTGAAGGCGGGTGACCTGGGCACGACCTTGGAGTGCATCGCCCGCAACGGTAAACGGGTGTCGCGTGTCATCGCCGAAGGGATGGTCGGGAACAGCCTGCTCTCGCGGTGGCTGGTTCGCCCGCTGGCGTGGTACATCCGTTGCCATACCACCATGAAAGGGATGGCGGAACTGGCACAGGTGATCCTTCTGATGGCTTCGCCGGAGGGTTTTATGAATACTATCGACTCGGTCGCCACCATGAACCTGATGGCACCGACACCGAGCCAACCGACGGAGGAAGGGAGTTAAAGGAGACATACGAACCTCCCCATAGCCCTTTCGGACGCATCTACGCGCTGGTCTCCTCCGGCGCGTTCACCTACGATGAAGTGATGCGCAAGATACCTTGGTGCGTCGTCCTCACGATGATCAGCGACATAGGTCGGACACGGAAAAAGGAGGAGAATGAAAAAGAAGATATTATCCAAACGGAAGAAGAGGAACTGGCATTTTTGGGACTGGCATGAATAACGAACCGATATATGTGACATTTGAGTTCAAAGGCAACCTTTCGGAGGAGGTCGAGAAGGTGAAGTTAGGGATCGCGGGCTTGCGTAACGAGTCCACACAGACCTACCAGCGTCTGATCGCCGATAGCAACGAAGCATTTGCCTCTATGAGCAAGGGCAACCAGCAGCTGGCCGTCAGCATTCAGGAGGACATAGGCAGCCTCCGCCAGTTGGATGCGGCAAACAAGGCTTTGGACGAAAGTTTTGCCCGTGGCGCGATCACGACCGCCCAGTATGCCGAAGGCAAGGCGAAACTCGCTATCCAGGAAACCGACCTCCGTAATGGCATCCAGGAGAATATCAAAGTGCTCCAGGAATCCATCGAGCAGGAACGGATGGCCGAGGGAAGCATCGAATCGCTCCGCGCCTCGCTCCAGAAGATGGAAGAAGCCTGGCGCAAGATGTCCGCCGCCGAACGCGAAGGGGCAGCCGGTGAGGAGCTTCGTGCGAAGATCGAATCGTTGAAAGAGGAACTGGCCGGGCTGGAGAAAGGAACCGGTGGTGCCGCCTCCGGCTTGAAGCAGTTCCAGAGCCAAATCGAATCGTGTCCCGGCCCAATCGGACAGACGGCCACCGCAATAGGCAAAATGACCAAGGCGGCACTCGCCTTTATCGCGACCCCGCTTGGCATGGTGCTTGCCGCCATCGCCGCCGGGCTTGCCGCCGTCAGCAGTTGGTTCCACCGCACCGAGGAGGGGGAAAACGCCTTGGCGAACGCCACGGCAGCTTTCAACCAAGTGCTGGGCAGTCTGCTGGACGTAGTCGATAAGGTAGGCGAATGGCTATACAAGGCTTTCACCGAACCGAAAAAGGCACTATCCGACCTGGGCGATTTCCTTTCCGGCCAACTGATGAACCGGCTCCGCTCCGTTGGAAAAGCGGGCGAAGCGGTCTGGAAGATATTGAAGGGGGATTTCAAAGAGGGAGCCGCCGACTTTGCCAACGCCTGGTTGCAAGGCTTGACCGGTATCGAGGATGCCGGACAGAAAGCTGCCGACTGGATGGCCGATACCAACGAGAAGATCAAGGAATCGGTCGAACTACAAAAACGTCGCAACGCCCTCGATGTAGCCGAACGCGACCTCTTGGTGGAACGTTCCCGCCTGGAGGCGAAAATCGGCGAACTGCGCGACAAGGCATACGACATGAACTCACCGGAAGCGGAACGCTCGAAGGCCCTGAAGGAGGCGATCCGCCTGACGGACGAACTCTTCGCCAAGGAACAGGCCATCGCTCGCGAGAAATACGAGATCATCAAGGCACAGAACGGCCTTGCCAACTCCAATAAAGCCGACCTTCGCGCCGAAGCGGAAGCTCTGGCCGAAGTAAACCGGCTGGAGGCACAACGCTATGCCTCGCGCCGCATGATGTTGCGTCAAAGCAACACATTGGATGGCAAGGCTGCAAAAAACAACGGGGATGACGGCCCGCTTGGTTCCATCCGTTATTACGAAAAGGTCATTGCCAAACTGAAGGAGGCACACGCCCTGGCCACCGACGACCAAAGCCGTGAAAAGCTGAATGCCGAGATTGAGCGCAATGTCAAGGAACTGGAGCGTATCTCTGAACGGGTGGGAAAAGTCGCGCTTGAATCATCCAAAGGACTGCTGGATGACGTGATGGACGGCCTTACCCGCAAGCAGAAGGAATTGGAAGCCGAAGCCCAAAGACGGGCAGAAATGCTGGGAAAACTCGACACCTCCGACCTTGACCGGCTACGCCAAAAGATCGAACAGACTACCAACCAAACGAAGGAGGCCCGCGAAGGGGTCTTGGGTTTGCTGGACGCCTGGGATACATTGTCTGATTCGGACAAAGCCTCTGCCATCGCCGACGAATGTTTCATGATTGCCGACGGCCTTTTGTTGGCAGCGGAGACAGCAGAACTGTTCGAAGGAACATTGGGCAGCACGCTCTCCACCGTTTCCGATCTGGTGGCGGGTGTAGGCGATATCGCTGCTGGTACCGGACGTGCCCTTTCGGGCGACCTGATCGGTGGTGCTACTGGTATCCTTTCCGGCGTGACCGGCATTATAGGTTCGTTCAAAAAACGGACGGAGGAAAACAAGCGTATCCTTGCCGAATACCGGCAGGGCCTCCTGGAAACCGAAATGAAGGAACTGGAGTACAACGCCATCCTGCGCGAACGCCTCCGCATCCAACAGCAGATCGGCGAAACCTCTTTGAAATACTTCGATCGTCTGAAGACGGAACTGTCCGGGCAAGCCACCGACATCGCCGCCGAATACGACAAGGTCTGGGCAAAGCTGATGGGCGAAGAATATATCTCCGGGACCCACTACAAGCACGGCACTTGGTTCCGAAAGGCGAAGACATGGAACGATTACAGTTCCCTGTCCGGAAAGACCTACGAGGAGATCGAATCGCTTTATACACAAGACAAACTGACCGAAGCGGCCAAGACGCTTTTCGAGCAGCTCCAAAAGCTGAAGGAAGAGGGCGAAGAGGTTTCCGACATGATGGACGACCTGAACGAAGAGATGAAGGAGGCCTTCACGGGTACCACCGTCGATTCGATCACCGACAGTATCATCCGTGGCTTCGCCGAGGGCAAACGTTCTGCCAAGGACTTTGCCGACGATTTCCAAAGTATGTTGAACAATGCCGTCCTACAAGGCATCAAGATGAAGGCCCTCGAAGAACCTTTAAGGAAATGGTACGAATCATTCGCCGAAGCGAGCGGTACCGGCCTGACGGAAAGCAATATCGCCGACCTGAAAGCACAATACGACCAGATCATCGAGAACGCTGCCCGGCAACTGGAGGACATGGAGCGTATTACCGGAACAGCCATCGGAAACATCGCTTCCGACCGAACGGCAACCGCCAAAAGTGGTGCCCTTATTAGTCAAGACAGCGCAAACGAGATAAGCGGCAATATATATGCCCTCCTGATCTATGCCGACAAGACATGCCAGGGGGTGACGAACATCAACACGCTGTTGGTAGAAGGTCTTACGCTCATGGAGCGCATCGCCAAAAACACGGACCGGTTGGAAAACATCGAAAGGGACATCGCAATCATGCGCAGCAGCTTCCAGGACGTAGTGAACAGGGGACTCTTTTTACGAACGGCATAATGGAAAACGCTTTATACATAGACGATTTGCACGTAAGGAGCCGCTTCGGTTGTTGGATCATCCGTGGCGGGTATGCCGGTTTGCTCACTTTCCCCGCCATGCGCGAACCGGAATACAACGACTGGCCGGAAGAGGACGGTATCGAGGTGGACCTTTCGGAGCCGAAGTTGGAGGACAAGGAGGTGGCGATCCCGTTCCTGGCCGATAGCCATGTCGGGGCAACCGACTTAGTCGCTTACCTCAGTGAACCCGGGTATCATAGTTTTTATATCCCTTCTCTGGGAAGACGATGGAACCTCAGGCTGAGCAGCCAGTCGGCCAATCGAGTCTATCCGCTGGCCACCTCTTTCGAGTTGAAGTTGGTGGAAGACGTTCCTGTACGCCCGGTACCAGAAACGATGCCAGATCCGGGTGTCTGGCTTGCGGAAAGCCGGTACCTGCTGGACGGTGTCCCCTTCTCGGCCTACGGAGTGGCGACCGACGACACACGTGCCTCGCTGCTAAAATCCCCTACGGCAAAGCGGAACATGGACCGGACGGTTTCAACCGAGGACGGGCGCATATACGATGCGGACCACTTGGTATTTCAGAAAAAGGAAGTGACGTTCAAATGCCATTTCAAAGCCGTTTCAATGGAAGCCTTCTGGAAGTGTTACGACGCTTTCTTTTCCGCACTGATCCAACCCGAAGAGCGCAAACTGTATGTGAAGGAGATCGGCAAGGAATACCTCTGCTATTATAAGAATACAAGCGGGTTCAAGATTCTGACAATGATGGGACCGGTTGTCGTTACGTTCAACCTGACATTGGTCTTCACCATGTTCCGCCTGTATGAAACGGATTACTTCCTGGCTACGGAATCAGGCGACTGGATCGTAACCGAAGACGGGGAATTTTTTATAGACATGAAATGATATGACGGGACAAGAAAGAAAAATAAAGATCAGCGAGCTTCCTCCGTCCGTGACGTTCAACGGGCTTTGGACACTTGGCTATCAGGAAACCAAAGGAAAGCGGATGAGTGTGAAAGTCAGTTTGAGCGAAATACAAACGGCTTATGACAATATGCTTTCCGCAATGGAAACGGCCCGGACGGCAACAGCCGATATGCGCCAGCTTGAAGCGACGGTAGAGGAAAAAGAGGAAGAACGGGAAAATTTCTATTCCCGTTCTCAGGCGATGGTACAGGGTTGGAGCAATGACGAACAGGGGAGAAAAGAAGCGGAAACGGCCAGAAATCTCAAAGAAAATGAACGGGATACCCGGGAGGCTCAGAGGCAGATTCAGGAGGGTGTTCGGCAAGAAAAAGAAAGCGAACGTATTGTCGAAGAAGAATTGCGTAAAAAAGATGAGGCCAAGCGTAATGATAACGAACTCTTCCGACAAGATCAGGAGGAGAAACGTGAGGAAGAGACTGTTAAGGCTATACTTGGTGCCAAAGCTGCTACAGATCGCTTAAACGCCCTGTCCGACCATCGTGACGAAATCAGGGACGGATACTGGTGGCGATGGAACGAAGAAACGGGTGAATGGTACAATACGGGTGAGATCGCAAAAGGGAATGTCATGTTTGCAACGTTCGAACTCGACCCTTTCACCGGGATATTGACAATGTTCACGGATGAAGAATATACAGGCGCAAATTTCTTTCTTGACGAAAATGGAATATTAACAGTAGAAATTTGATTATGACACAGGTAAGAACGATACTTGGCAAGGTGGGTTTTACACCCAAAGGGGCCTGGGATGCAAAAAAGAAATACGACCGTCTGGATGTCGTCTCGCAGGCAGGTGCCAGTTTTTTGTCGCTGTCGGATGAGAATACGGCTTTGCTTACGGATGCCACGCAATGGATGGTGATAGCGAACAAAGGGGATAAAGGAGATCAGGGGTATACCGTACAACTAAAGATCGGCACAGTCGGTTCGGGGGATCAGCCCTCTGTCAGTTTGACCGATGCCGGTGTGGATGAGCAGGGAAATCCCGTCAAAGAAATAAACTTTGTCCTCAAAAGAGGAAAAACAGGATATACCCCTATAATTGAAGTAGGTACGGTTACCACGGTTGATCCTAAAAACGAGGCAACCATAGAGTTGATCGACAATGGCCTGTCAGAAGAGGGGGTGCAAAAGTATCTCCTGAATGCCTCAATACCCCGAGGAGAGACCGGATTGCCCGGCAAAGGAGCCGGGAACGTGTATGTTATTGGTGACAATCTGGAAGTCGGGAAAAAATACTTGTTTGTCCCGGCGGCTTCCGGCAGTACGGAAGGGGCTTTTATTGAATATGTCCCACCGACCATACCGGAACATCCGTCTTTTTCCACCCGCTCTTCCGGCCTTTATAAGATCACGGTGAACAATCAGGGACATGTTACAGACGTGGCAGAGGTGACAAAGGAGGATATCACGGCCCTGGGAATACCCGGGCAGGATACCGATACCGTCTATATCCATCCCGGTTTTACGGCCCGCTCTTCCGGCCTTTACAAGATCACGGTGAACAATCAGGGACATGTTACAGGCGTGGCAGAGGTGACAAAGGAGGATATCACGGCCCTGGGAATACCCGCACAGGATACCAATACGACATATACCGCCGCAACGACACAGAAAGACGGCTTGATGAGTAAAACCGACAAACAGAAAGTCGATGACTCCCTCAGATTGAAAGAATATGTCGATGTTGAATCTTTGGAGGCTCTTCCTGCATCTCCTTATAACCTGCGTTTTGTCTATACCAACAATTCGCCCCAGGCGATCAATTTCGCTAATATCGCAAGTGTTCCGGAGATGCAGGAATTTTACCTGTCGATCCTGAACAGTTCCGGCTCGGACTTCGACCAGCCGATACCCAACGGCTCCGGCTGGCAGTCGGAAGAATCGAGTGTGACGTTGCCGAATGGTAAACGGACAGGTGTGTCTTTGAAGAAGGAACATGGGGTGATCGTGGTACGTTGCTAACTTAAAACTAATTTCAAATGGTGCGTAATTTTATGATGAGAAAAGGAGCCTCTTCCGCTTATTACAGGGAATTTTTCACGTCTTCGGGGAATTGGGTATGCCCGCCCGGCGTGGCGAAGGTGAACGTATTGATTATCTCTTCAGGATTGAAAGGAGGAACTGCGACAAGTGAAAATGCCAACGGAGGTGGTGCGGGAGGAAGAGGTGGTTTCTATTACTATCTCGAAGATTATCCTGTAATTCCGGGACAAGCTTATCCTATTGTCGTGGGAGATGCCTGTAACAGTACATCTGCAAGGAATCCTTCAGACTTTAACGGTCTTGTTGCGGGAAACGATTTGTCGGTATTTAATTCCTATAATACGACAGGAGGCGACGGCGGCAAAGGTGGTTTTCAGGATAATGTAGGAGTTGGATCTGTCAATTCCAGTTCATTGCGTATTGCTCCCATAATCCGAAATACCGATGGAGAACAAATTTCATTGAACAAGAAGGTTCCACTTGTGGACCATATTTGTTATGGCGGATCACCGGGTGACTGGACTCATATAGTGTATGGCAGTTCTACTCAAAGATACAAAGGAGGGAACGGTTTTAGTATTTCTATATTGGATTTGAACTTTAACACCAACTCCGGTTATGGTTGCGGGGGCAAAGGAGGAGAATCATATCAAAGACAATACCAGTCCGGATCATGGGCAAAAGAACTGCGTGAAGGTGCCAACGGCGGTCAAGGGTTGGTAGTATTACTTTATTATAAATGATAATTATATGATTTACATACATAAGCAAAACGGGTTCTGGCATCGTGAAACGATTCTTCAACCCTCATTCAAAATAGGCACGACACTTGAAGAATATGAGAACGGGGCGTATCTCCTGCTTAATGCGGAGCAGGAACAGTTTTATAACAGTCATCCGGATGCGTCACAGGTGGAATGTTGGAATATGGCGCTCACTCCCGAGGAAGAACAACCGGTTATTCCGGTTCCCGATCCGGTGGAAACGGCCCGGAGTCAGAAAATATGGTCAATTATAGAATACGACCGGTCCGGTGCGGTGAATGGCTTTATAATAAACGGTATTTCCACATGGCTGCCCCCTGATGTACGGGCTAACTATAAGAACAGTATTGAAGCGGCCGAGCTGTTAGGAGAAACGCATATAACGTTCATTGTCGCAGGGATTGTCGCAACTTCCTCTTTGCAGGAGGCCCGTATCATGCTTGCGAAGATACAACGTTATGCCGATAGATGCACGATCGTAACGGAAACCCATAAAGCTAATGTCCATTCGCTATCGACTCTCCAGGAAATCGAAGCGTACGATTACATGGTCGGTTATCCGGAGAAAGAAGAATTCATTGTTACGCCGATTCAAGGACCCGCAATTTTGAATTCCAAGGAGGAGGTAACGGTATGAAAACAAGATTGTTAATTAATGTAAATGGGGGGGGGTAAATTCTCCTTAATCCACAGAAAAAGTTCGCTTCTGAAAGGAGGTGAACTATGGTAAGGGCCATGGTGGGTAAGAAAAAGATAGAATATGTCCTTTATTGTAATCAAGGAACCCCGGACGTATTTGTGGATGGGACAAAGGTTGGAACCGTAAAAGATGGGGTTTGCAAATGGCTTGCCAAACGCTATGACAAGGATGTTACCGTCACGTTAACGGGAGTGTCTGTACAATCAACAAGTGTGACGACTGGTTGGGATCACGGTAACGAGGTAGACGGTGTATATGTTGGCTGGAAAGGGCAATACCCTAAATTCTATGGTTACAGAGGGACACATACATATCGTTTTATAAGTGGCAACTTTCGTGATACTTACCGCAATACAGCCGTGACAAAAGGAATATTGACAAAAGGAGCAACAACGATTACCATAAACCAGTCCAGCACCAAATTGTCCAGGGAATGGTACAATACAGATACCGTAACTTATGTGGACCAAGGGGAACAATCAACTTCTGGAACTTGGGACGGTAGTATAAGTATCTCTGGAGATACGGTTACGGTCAATTATGGAACTGACGGTATGTGGAGTGTCTTAATATATATCAATGGAAGGTATGATTATAAGTCTATGGACTTTATGGCGCGTTGGTAGTAAAGTATAATAGATAGAGAATGCTTATTTCAATGGCTAAGCATTAAAAACGTACAGATATTTTATATGTAAAATAATGACAATTTACGATAAAACAGGTAAGCTTATTCTTGATATACCGGTAGACGATACCAGTTATCGCTACCGGTCCATCCGGCAGGGAGACAAGGTGTTCCTTTATTATTCCCTCTCGGAACATGTAGAAGTTCCCTTGTACAGCTATATAGAGTTTCAGGGGCAACGTTATACGCTTTGGCGTCCTGAGAACTTCACCAAGCACGGAACCCGTAATCTGGAGTACACCCTTGAATTGGGGAGCTATCTGGAACTGCTTGGCGTGACCAAATACAAGCACCTGTCGACAAAGCCTCACAGGTTAAAATTCTCCCTGACCGGCAAGCCTCGCTTCTTTTTACAGCTTTTGGTTGACAATATGAATCTTTTTGATGAGGGATGGACGATCGGAACCTGTATCGATGCCCCGGAAAAGACACTTGCTTTCAGCCACGAATTTTGTCTGGACGTCCTTGCACGCTTTTCCGATGAATGGGATACGGAATTTGAGGCCATCGGCAAAACCATCAATTTCGGAAAAATAGAGCGTTTCAAGGATGATCCGCTTCCCCTCTCGTACGGGCGCGGAAACGGTTTTAAGACAGGAGTGGGAAGACAGAACCAGGGGGACAAAAGGCCGGTCTCAATCCTTTACGCCGAAGGCGGAGAACGAAATATCGATCCGACGGTTTACGGTAGTACGACATTGTTACTGCCCAAATCCCAAGAACTGGAATACCAGGGACGACGCTATCGGACAGATGAAGACGGGACATATATCGTACGTGCAGATCGGGAACTTTTGAACAACAACGAGGATAGTTATGACGCCTCTCATATCTACCCTTCAAGAGTCGGAACCGTCAGTGGGGTGACCGTGGTCGATGCGGAGAACAACCTGTATGACATAACAGATTCTTCCATCCCCGAATCTCTGAATTATTCCGATTGTCGCATCCCCGGAGAAAAAGCGGTGATTATATTTCAAAGCGGTACTTTGACAGGCGAAGAATTTGAAATAAAACAGACACAAGAATCTTTAACGGGTTACATACATGCCCAGAGGAGATTCAGCCTGGTTCCGGTACAAAAGAACGGGACCGTGATACCGAATGCGAACCGTCGTCCGTCAGTCGGTGACAAATATGCCGTCTTTAATATATCACTGCCTAAAGCCTATGTTTCAGACGATGCCACCCGGACCGGGGCTTCCTGGGATATGTTTCGTGAGATGGTACGCTACATGTACGAACATGAGGAAGAAACGTTTACATTCAAGGGTGAACTGGACGGTATCTGGTCGAAAACAAGATGGATGGAGATCGGAGGGAAATTACTGCCGGGCGGTTACATATTCTTTAGTGACACCCAGTTTCAACCTGATGGCGCCCTGATCCGGATCATCGGAATCAAAGATTATATCAACCGCCCGTACAGCCCGGAAATAGAACTGTCAAACACGCCTGTGGCCGGGTTCGTCTCATCCGAACTGGGAAAGATCGAAAGTAACGAGGTGAAGAACGAAGGGCGTTATCAAGGCGCGTTGAATTATACCAAACGTCGCTGGCGGGATGCCATCGAGGCACAGGAAATGCTGGAGAAGGCCTTCGACAACTACTCGAAAGGGATCGACCCGATCTGGGTGCGCACCATGTCACTGCTGGTCGGTGACGAAAGCTTGCAATTTCGGTTTGTAGACAGTCAGACGAACCCGCAGACGGTGGAACCTAATTTTGTTTACAACGATGATACGGAAGTATTTACCGCTCCCAAGTCCATCCTGCAACACATGACGCTGGGTATCTCTGAAATCAAGGGCGAACACCAGGCCGACGAGTATAAATACTGGGACCTTCCGGCCTACATCAGTCCGCCGTTGGGTGACTTCGGGAAGATGTATCTCTATGCCAAATGCAGCAAAAGCAATCAAAGCGGGAATTTCCTCCTATCCGAAACGCCGCACAGAATAGATGAAGGAAGCTATTATTACTTTCTTGTCGGCTTGCTGGGCAGCCAGTTCGACGGGGCACGTTCGTTCGTGACGGTTTACGGATTTACGGAGGTGTTGCCAGGCAGGGTTACGGTGGACAGGATCGTCTCGACCGATGGCAATTGTTATTTCAATTTGGGAATAGGGGAAATCGGTGGAAACCTTCGGGTCAAGTCCGGTTCCAGCGGATTGAAAAATTTCAATGAATGGAAAGATTTCAATTACGAAATCACAACGGAACTGACTGTTTTGGGTGATCGGATCAGTGCACAAGTGAAACGGGTGGATTACATCAACAACACGATCGAGACGGCCGGATGGATCACCAAAGCGGACGGGAATACATGGTGGGCAAGCAAGACGCTTGAAAACGGGAATACGATCATCTCCTACATCAACCAGTCCTACGGAAGCACGACTATCCATTCAAACAGGATCAACCTGGAAGGGGCCGTCTCTTTCTCCTCCCTGAACAGCAGCCTGCAAAGTGCCATCAACGGGAAGGCCGACCTGTCAGACCTTGGAGAGCTTGCCTACAAAGACGCTGTGGAAGCCGCCCAGTTGGGAAGCACGATCGTTATTGGCGGTTACCTGAACACGGATCTTATCAAAGTCCGGAGGCTTGATGCCACTACCGGGTTTATTGGCGGGTTTACGCTCGATAGCGGGCGCCTGAACTGGAAAGCCAGGGACTACTTTGCCAACGATTCCCGTTCTTTGAAGCTCGGTGTATCGACTACCGACACGGAAGGTATCGTGGATGTCGCGTTCAATGCGGCCACAACCGGAAGATTCGGCGTAAAAGCGGTCGGTTCCAATATGGGAGGGGCGGCCATCTATGGTTCGACCGGGGCATTGACTTACCCGTCTTATGGAATGACATACGCCGGATATTTCGTCGGCCCGGTGGACGTGCGCGATACCTCAAACGGACTGATCAGCGATGTCTGTGCCTCCAAAAGCTTTCGGGTTATCCAATCCCGTAACGCGGACGGCACTTACACTTATCATAACGGGGTCAATTGGAACAAGACGGTAGGTAGTCCGGACCTTGATAAAATTCGCCTGATCGTGGAGGGCGGGATTATCACCGGATATTGGAGTGAATAAAAACAATGGATAAAAACAAAAAAAGTACAAGTATGAAAGTAAATTTTAATCAGACAGTCAAAGATTTTAAAGGTAATTCAACCGACATCGTTATTTCAGACAAACTGGCGGAACTGTTGTTCTTCGCCGGAAATTCCGACTTCCACATGACGCGCGAAGAAAAATGGCGTGCCTACAAGATCAGTCAGAAATTGATTGCCGGAGATGGAACAATTGACATGGAGGTCGAAGACGCCACCATGATAAAGGAAGTCTGTGCCCAATGCCTGGCCGCTGGTGTCTTCGGCCAAATCTGCGATATAATAGAAGAAGTCGAACAACGGGAAAAGAAAGGAGAATAAAATGGAAATCAAGAGCACGAACCAGAACGGCGTATCCAAGATAAGTGACCTGCTCCGGATCAAGTACGCCATCTCCATCAAGGAGAACGAGACCAAATCATTTACCGGGCAAATCCTGAAAGAAGATGTCTGTGTGGGCTTCTGCAATGCCTCCAATACCGGAGTAGTCGGTTTTTCCTTGTCGGAAGACAACGGGCTGACCGGCGAGGAGATCAAGGCCACAGCCTGCAAGTTCATCGAGGATGTCACCGAATCTTTTGGCTTGGCAACAAATCAGGAAACTGTTCAGGAAAAATCCTGACAATAAAACTTATTAAATAAACGTCGGGGGAAGAAAAAAGCCCCCGGCTCGTTAGTAAAGACGCCAATCACATACTAACAATAAAATGCGACGCACCGCACGACCGGGGGCAATATGCCTTCAGCCGCGGTACGTCGTTTTTTATTATGTGATTGGCAACACAAATATACTTCAAAGTTGTTCAAGAAAATAAACGAACCGGACCGTAAAGAAGTCTCCTGATTACCATATAAAGATAGGTGTTTTTGTTGAGTTGGCAATGGGTTTCAAACATTATTTTGAAAGAATTGATACTACAAAGAATGTCGTTCAAGTATCATTTATGTAATGCTTAAACGACATTCTTTTTTTATACTTCTCGTTTTAAAAAGTTGTACTTTTGGTTTTGCCGATTATAACCAATGAGATTTGAGGCAAGGTGTACAATAAGAGTGTAGCCGAATTTGCCTGTACGCATTGCGACAATTTGCGGGATTATTTTCCTGCGAGGATTAAATGAGTAACGGTTGCCGTTTTTCATTTTTTATTAATACCTTTGCCTGTCAATAATCTAATTACGATAAGATATGGAAAATATTAATTGGTCTGATCTGTCATTCGGTTATATGAAGACAGACTATAATGTA